CATGCAGGTCAAGGCCCCGCTACCGGCCTATATGCAGAACAAGGCGCTGTACAGCCAGCTTAAAAACGATTCGCGTGAGGCATCCGGGATCCTCGACAAAAACCTCGCCGAGCGACGTGAGTCGTCGTCGCAGAAGTGGGCCGAAATGGCCCAGTCGATGGATGACGCCATGCGCAGTATCGGCGATGCCTTGCGGCCGGTGACGGACGTCGTTGCAGAGTCGCTGACCAAAGTCACCAAGGGCATCACGTCGCTGTCTGACAGCGCGCCCGGGGTGGTGACGGGTGTCGTGGCTGTCGGTGGTGGATTGATTGCCCTCAAAGGGATTGTCAGTTCGTTCAAGATTGGCAAAGGGTTGTTCAACCTGGCGCGCGGATCCTTGGGCAAGGGCAAGGGCAAGGCCGGCGAAGTGCAAAAGGTCTTTGTGACCAATGCCAAAGACGGCGACGGTGATGGCGACGGCAAGGATGCAGAACCCAAAGGCAAGGCCGGCAAAGCGCTGTCGCTGGTCGAAACCGGGCTCAAGGCCGTCGCCGCTTTCAAGGGCGAGCCGGCGGATGGCAATGATGACGCCGGGGAAGGCGCCGACAAGAAGCCCGGAAAACTCGATCTGGTTTCCACCGGCCTCAAAGTCGTGTCGCTGGCCCAAGAAGCCGTCTCGGGCGGCGATGGTGAGGGCGAGTCGAGCGGCGGTGACGACGCGGTCAAGAAGGTTTTCGTCGTCAATGCCAGTGCTTTGGGCGGCGCCGGTGGCGCAGATGTTCAAGGCGAGTCTCGCCGGCGTGGTCGAGGATCACGGCGCGGTGTTTCACGGCGTCGGCCGCTGTCTCGTCCTGGGTCGTCGCGTCCACCCGGGCCACGGCCACCTGTACCACGGCCACCGGTTCCGGTACCGCGTCCGCCCGTTCCGGTGCCACGGCCGCCGATTCCACCGGTGTCACCTGTCCCTGCCGGGACGATGGCCAAGCTGGGCGGGGTTGTGCAGGCCGTTGGCAAGGTCGGCAAAGTCGCCAAGGGAATTCCCGGTGGCTCGGTGCTCGAGGCCGGCGCTATGGCGTTCGATACCTTCGAAAATGCCAAGACCAAGGACGAAAAAGCCGAGGGCTACGGCGCGGCCGCTGGCAATCTGGCCGGCACCATGGCCGGTGCAGCAGCAGGCGCGGCCATTGGTTCGGTTGTGCCGATTATCGGCACGGCCATCGGCGGCTTGATCGGCGCCTATCTGGGCAGTCAGGGCGGTGCGGCGTTGGGCGGATCTTTGGGTAAATCGCTGTTCGGTGGCGAGGATGAAAAGCCCGAGGAAAAGCCAAAGGCGCCCGTGCCGACCACGCCGCTCATGATGGCGTCAGCGGCGCAGCAAGGCCCGGTGCTGGGGGATGTCGCGCGCTCGATGGCGGTGACGGCGCCACTCAAGTCGGCAGCGCTGGCGATCCAGCCCAAGGAGCCAGAAAAGCCGGTACCGGCCAAGGTCGATCAGCAGTTTCAATATTCGCTGAGCATGCCGGTGACCGTGCAGGGTGATGTCAAAGACCCGCAAGCATTGGCGCAAGATCTGATGCCGCACATGCAGCGAATGATGGCGGACGCGGCGAAGAGCAACGCTGCCAAGCTGTACGACGAACCCCATCTGTAAGGAGGTTTCATGGCTTACATGGAGCAGATGCAATCAACTCTGAAGTATCTGGTGGAGGCGGCGGAAACCGGGCGGCGTAGCGCGGATGGCATGCTGAGCCCGGTCAACGGTGCTATCCGCGAACTGACCGGTGCCGCGTCCGAGCTGGAGAACATCCCGTTTGTCGGTCCGGCCATCGGCGCCAAGCTTCAGCGGGTAATGCGCGGCGTCGACGCGGCCCAGGCCAAGGTCGGTCAGGTGGCGGCGGTATACGGCCGCGCCACCCGTGCAGCCGCCGAGGTGCAGGAGCGATTGGGCACGTTGAAGGAACAGGCGGGCAAGGCGGCCACGGCGATCAACAACGTCGCCGGCAAAGTCAGCCCGGCGCTGGCCAATATCGTGCCCACCAGTTCCTTTGCCGTGGATGCCACGCCGGCGCCGGAGGCGGTGAAGCCGTTCCCGCACCTGATGATCATTCAGCCGCGCGATCCGAAGATTGAGCCGTATTACTTCAACCTGGACACGGCAGCTTTCGACGAGCTGAGCCGTTCGACCGAATTCCGCTGGGCTTCGCAGGAGCGCTTGACGCGAAGGCCGGCGAAGCAGGCCATCGGTATGGGCGATGAAAAGTTGACGCTCAAGGGCACGATCTACCCGGGCTTCAAAGGCGGTTTAAAGCAGCTCGACACGCTGCGTTCCATCGGGGCCAGGCTTCAACCGCTGACCCTGACCACGGGCTATGGCGAGGTGATCGGAACGTGGTGCCGGAAAAACATCAACGAGGAACAGTCCGCGCTGCTCCACGGCGGGATTGCTCGAAAACAGGGTTTCACTTTGGAGTTTGAGCGCTATGGCGACGACATGCAGGACGTCTGACGGCGACATGCTCGATGTCATTTGCAACAACGTTTACGGCCATCTGAATGGCAGCGTCGAGGCTGTGCTCGATGCCAATCAGGGGCTGGCTGATGAGCCTCAGCCGTTCCGGTCTGGCGTGATCATCGTCCTGCCGGATCTGCCCTGCCCGACCAGTGAGGGCGTCAGCTTGTGGGATTGACCCTGGGCGATGCCTTCGCCGGCGCCGCGTCGCGCTACGCGTAACGGCACCTTGTTTCTCTGGCCCGCCTTGTGCGGGTTTTTTATTGGAAAAAGACTATGACACCGATGTTTCGAATCGTCGCCGATGGGGCCGATGTCACGGCCAAGATCAATGATCGGCTGCTGTTGCTGCGTACCTCTGACAAGCCGGGCATGGAGTCCGACGAGTTTGAGTTGCGTATCGACGACCGTGATGGTCAGGTGAAATTGCCACGGCGTGGCAGCGCTATCGAAATTTACCTGGGCTATGCCGAAACGACCTTGGCGCGCATGGGCAGCTACACCGTGGACACCGTCGAGGTATCAGGCCCGCCGGACACCATCGTGATCAAGGGCAAGGCCAGCGACATGCGTGGCAGTGGCAAGACCATCCGTAGCGGAAGCTGGGAAGACGTGCCGCTGTCGAAGATCGTGGCTGACGTTGCTGCGCGCAATGGCTGGACGCCGGTGTGTCCGGTGTCGACCAAGGTCGCCCGCGTCGACCAGCTCAACGAGTCCGATTTTAATTTCATCACCCGGCTGGCCAAGCAGTACGACTGCACGGCCAAAGTCGCCGACGGCAAACTGTTGGTGATGCCGCGCCAAGGTGGACAGACGGCCAGCGGCAAGGCGTTTGGCGCCGTCACCCTGACCCGCCGCGACCTCAGCCGCTGGCAATTCAGTCTCGGCGATCGCAACTCACACAAGGCGGTTGCGACTAAGCATCAGGACAAGAAGAACGGCAAGCTCCAGGTCGTAACCATCGACAACGACGACGCCCCGGACGGTCTGCCGGCGGTGCATACCGATCGCCATATCTGCCCGAACAAGACCGCCGCCGAAGCGGCCGCCAAGGCCCGGCTGTCAGCGTTCAACCGCTCGACCGCCGATGTGCGGCTGGAGATGCCCGGCCGAACGGACATCTTCGCCGAGCGTCCCATCATCGCTCAGGGTTTCAAAGTCGGGCTTGATGGTGAATACCTGGCGGACTCGGTGGAGCAGGTGTTCACCCAATCCGGCTGGTCGACGACCGTCGAATGCGATGCCGGCAAAGCTGGTAAATCCAAGGGCAAGAAAAAGAAAGAGGCTAAAGCACCGCTCAAGGTGGTGAACATCGAGAAACAGTAACCGCATTCCTATCGCCGCCTGAGTGCGGTTTTTTTACGTCTGGAGTTTGTATGTCCATCACCGAACAACAGCTGCAAAGCATCATGCCCAACGCCCGCCGCCAAGCGGGCGTTTTTGTACCTGTCTTGAATACAGCAATGCAGCGCTACCAAATCGTCGGTAGAAAGCGTGTTTCCGCGTTCATCGCCCAGCTCGGCCATGAGTCGGGACAGCTGCGCTACGTTCGCGAGATCTGGGGACCGACCCCGGCTCAAGCGAAATACGAGGGGCGAGCAGATCTGGGCAATACCCAGCCCGGTGATGGTTCGAAATATCGTGGACGGGGCCTGATCCAGATTACCGGCCGGGCGAATTATGCCGCGTGCGGCGAGGCGCTGGGCCTCGACCTGATCACTCAGCCGGAGCTGCTGGAACTACCCCAGTACGCTTCTATGTCAGCAGCGTGGTTCTGGAAGCAGAACGGGCTGAATGATCTGGCTGACCGAGACCAGTTCAACACCATTACTCGCCGTATTAATGGCGGTCTGAATGGTTTGCAGGATCGATTGGAGATCTGGTCGCGTGCGCGGGCGGTGCTGTTGTGATCGCCGTTCCGTGGAAAACAGTCGGTGTGCTGGCGCTGGTACTGATCGGCGCTGGCAGTGCTTGGCAGTTTCAGGACTGGCGGTACGGGCGGCAACTGGCCGAGCAGGCGCGATTGCGCGCCGAAGCCCTCAATCAACTGACTCAAGCCGCTGCCACCAAGCAGCAGGTTGAGCAGGACAAACGCCTCGCGCTCGAGCAGCGGCTGGCGGCCAGCGAGCAAACTCACTTCAGGAAAATAATTGATGCCCAACGTGACCAAGATCGCCTGCGCGATCGCCTTGCCACTGCTGATGTCCGCCTGTCAGTCCTCCTCGACGCAACTGACGTTGCCAAAGGCTGCAACATGCCAGCCACCGCCGGCCCCGGCGGCGTGGATCATGCAGCCGTACGCGCCCGACTTGACCCGGCGCATGCTCAACGAATTATCGCCATCACC